CCTCCGACCTGCCCGGGACCACATTCGAACGGCGCCTATGGCTGTACCGGATGGCCGAGCACTTCCGAGACAAGTGGGGCCAGCGAAGCGGCCATCTACGGCCAATTCCCGACGAACCGAGTAAGCCGTGAACGCGACTGCCGCCACGGTGGCCCTCTCCGCTCCCCCGGTCACGGACACGTACGGCCTCCCCGAAACAGACACGGTCCTCATCTCAAAGCTCCGCCGGATGGACCCGGCCCTGTACAAGACCATCACCACAAAGGACACACCATGAACGGGATCCCGCCGATCGAGCGGCCCAATGGCAAGCGCTACCAGCCCCGGAAGATTCAGACCCTCACGACAGGCAACGAGGACGAGGTAACGGGCATTGTGGTCTTCGGAACACATGATGTCCGCTTCGCTGAAAACGAAGCGCACCAGCACGCCGCGACTTACGCCACCGCCAATGGCTTCAAGCTGGTCATCGACGGTCCCGGGCAAAAGGACTGGCTGGGCACACAGATAGCGGGCTCAGATGACGAAGGCCGACCACTTGTCGTGTTCGTCAAGGACGAGATCAAGGGCCGCGCCTGCATCTACTTCAGAGCCGAAGAAGTAGAGGTGACCCAGTGACTGCGGCTCAGTTTGATGACGTGGAGGGGCGGGCCCTGGTCGAAGCCATCCACCAACGCAAAGCCGCACTCGACCGACCCCTCCCACCCCAACCCAACTACCGGCCCCGCGAATGGGAAACCGACACGAAGGAAACACGATGAAACGCAAGCACGCATACGAGGCAATCAAGGCGATCCTCGCGGCCATCGATGACGATGATATGCCGCGGCCAGACAAGATCGAACGCGACGGTGAAAAGACCGTCGTTTGGTTTGGTGGCATGGGCAGAGTCCTTGGTTCGGCTAAACGTAATGGGGAGCGTGAACCGCTGATCTACCGCGACCGTGCGGCAAGTGACGCGATCCAGACCGAGGCCATTTGTAGGCTGGACGCTGAGCAAATGCGGAAGGCTGCCAAGTGACGGCGCGTGAGGTGCTGAACGGCATCAAGGAGCGGGCAGCTATCCCGCCCGAGAGCTTCAACTTCATCCAGCAGGCCGCACACGAGAACCAGTTGCTGAAGGTGGACCTTCCCCGCCTGACCCGAGCCGTCGAAGCCGTGCTGGACCGCGCTGACCGGCTCAGCAAGTCGAAGCAATGCGAGGACCGAGAGATCGCGGAACACCTCACGGACGCCATCAACAAAGCACTGGCCGAATAGTCGAAACCAAGGGGGCACGACGATGTGTGAAGCGGAAGAAGCGTTACAGAAGCTCGCGTTCGAACTCGAACTCCAATGGGGTGCCGGGCGCCTCGACTTCGGCGTCCTCAAAGGGATGGCCACCGGAACCACCTGCACCCACCAACAACAGGAAGCAGAAGCAGCATGAGCACCGAACTACGGTTCCTGCCCCACAAGCCCAAGGACCCCGCAGCACCCACCGCGGCGGAGATCCAGTCCGCGTTCCTGGTCCTTGACGGGGCACTGGTAGACGTCACTACGGCACTCAAGGTATCCGCCGACCACGCATGGGAGGCAGGTGATGCAGCACGGCGCCTCGTCACCAATTACGAAACCAGCTTCAGCATCACCCGCGAATACCCCGTCGCTGGCCGTGACTTCCGGCAGATGGCCAAGAACCTTGCCAGGGCATTCCGCCGCCCAGCGCTCATCCACAACGGAAGGAAGCCACGATGAGCCAACGACTCGAAGCAGCCGTCAAAGCATGGGACCACCACTGGGGAGACCGGTATGGGGACGAAGCCCTCGAAGAGATGGGCGAAGAGGTGCAGGTGGCGCTGGACGCGGCCGACGCCGTCATGTTCTCCGAGGCCGGAGACAAGCTGGTAGCCGACACGCTGCACGCCCACCGACAAGGGGCCCTGACCTGCTACGACCACGACACCGGCTGGTGCTGCGTCTGCGGTACGCACGAGATTCGGGTCACCTGGTTCGAGCATGCCGCGAGGGCAGTAACCAAGGCACTGAAGGGAGCGGCCCGTGTGTAGCTTGCAGGAGCATATTGAGCGGGAGATCCGCTCCAGGCAGGCCGAGCAGGAAACGGCTGATGTTGAAGAAACAACCGAGGAAGGGTGACCCCATGCGAGTCACCCCGGAGGAGGGACCCCATGCGTCCGAAGTGTAAGGGCACCAAGAGGGACGGGACCCAGTGTGGTTCGTACCCGATTGAGGGTGGGACTGTGTGCCGGATGCATGGGGGTGGGGCGCCGGCGGTGAAGGCTGCTGCTGCGAGGCGTGCGGCGGAGGCTAAGGCAGCTGCTGAGATGGAAGCTGCCGCTGTCACCCTGGGCTTGCCGGTGGACATTGACCCGGCGAAAGCCCTGCTGGATGAGATCGCGGTGACGTACGGGCATGTGCAGTGGCTGCGGTTGAAGGTGCAGGAGCTGGGCGCTGACGAGCTGGTGTGGGGTCGGACGCAGACGGATCAGGGTGTGGGGCCGCAGGGGCCGGTGGATACGACCACGGAGAAGGCCGGTCCGAATACTTGGTATGACCTGTATATGCGGGAGCGGGAGCACCTGGTCAAGGTGTCGGCCGCCGCGCTCCGGGCTGGCATTGAGGAGCGCAGGATCAAGATCGCGGAGGACCAGGGCACACTGGTCGCCGCCGTACTGCAACGCATCCTGGCCGCGTTGAACCTGTCGCCGGAGCAGTGGGCGGAGGTCCCGACGATCGTCCCTCGGGAGTTGCGGGCGTTGTCGGCGGTGGAGTAAAAACTTTCAGGATACATGCACAAACCTAGGGAAATCTAGCCAGCAGCTGTTAACATTGTGGTATGGGATTCAGCTGTGGGGCGTGCGAGAACCTGCCGGACGGGATCTACCTGTGCCATGACTGCACAGGGAAACTGGAGCTGGACCTCCAAGACGTGCCCCTGACCGTGGGCAGCCTATGGGCGTCAGCGGCCCGGATGGACGTCGGCAACGGATCAGTCGGATCGTCCGGGCACTCCTCCCCCACAGCCCCCACCAACTCCCGGGCCTACGACGCCGGCCGGACCCTGAACATCATCCTCACCGGATGGGCCGACACCCTCGGCCACACGGAACCCCTCGCCACCAAGGCGGCCGCTGTATTGCTCGCACATATTCGTGAGGTACGGGCCGCTGAGTGGGCGCCCGACCTGAAGCGGGAACTCCGGGAGATCCTCTGGCAGTGCGACGTCATCACGGACCGGAAGGAACCGAAGGTGTTCGCCGGGATCTGCCCCACCGAAGTCGAGGGCGTGGAGTGCGGCACCCCCGTCTATGTCCGCAAGGGCAGGACCGACGCCGTCTGCAAGGGCTGCGAATCCACCTGGGACGTCACCGACTGGCGGGCACGCGCCCTCGCCGCCGCCGGCCACCACACCGGCACCCCCGCCGAACTGTCCCGCATGATCAGCGACGACGTCACCGGCGAAGCACTCCCCCAGGTCCGCATCCGGCAGTGGGTGGCCCGCGGCAAGCTCACCCCCATCGGGACCAACAGGATGGGCCGGCCGGTCTATCAGGTGCGGAAGGTCCGGAACCTATGGCACCGGCACCTCGACAGCCTCGCAGCCCGCAACGAAGCCAAGGAGATGGCAGCATGAACGACGAACTATTCGACGGCGACGGCTACCCCACCGAAGCTGCGTTGCTGACCCTGGAGACGTTCTATGGCTCGCCTGCCGAACTGTTCGGCTACGTCCAGGAGCTGATGCGTAACGGGGCAGCACGCGTGGAGGACACGAAGAACGACTGGGACAAGGACCGCAAGAAGATCACTCTCATCACGATGGGCTGGTCCGGGTGCGAGTCAGTCGTCGGCGTGCTGCATAAGACGCTCTTTCACTTCGCGTTCTGGCAGTCGTCTCATCGAGGCGGCCTGTTTACCTACGACGTACCGGCTGGCATGTGGGACTCGGCCGCGAACTGGGGCGACCCAAGTCGCACTTAGCCAAAGCTAGACAAATCAGCACAATGTCACGTAGTGTGTTCTTAGTGTGTGATTAGTGGCTTCAAAGGCCCCCGCGCACGTGAGCCTGAAACCCCACTGGTGCCTTCCACCCGGCGGGGTTTCCTGTACCCGGGGAGAACCAAGTGCAGCCAGCATGCCCGTCCTGCGACGCGAAACTCTCAGCCCTCAACACCACCACCCACTGCACCAACAAGGCCTGCACCTGGGTGAAGTGCCGGTGCGGGGTCGTGTACGACCGGGTGACCGGTACCGGCTTCGCTGTCGGGGAGTTCTTCGACGCGGCTTAGACCAACCACAGCACCGGGCTCGCTACCTTTGCCGTGGTCCCAGATAGGAACCGAACCCCAAGGAGGCCCTATCTCCCGCCCTGGGTTACGGGCACCAGCCGCTCGCCGTGAGGCGCCGGCCATGACTCCCGCGGGACGGCGGGCTAAGACCGTCCCTCCGCTGGGCCCGGGAAGACTGCAGAACTTCCCGGGCCTGGCACTAAGGAACTCCGAGTGCCGGCGGCTGTGACCGACACGCATAAGTCCATAGCCCCGGAACATGAGCCGGGGCCGGGGCTGGAATGGTTTGACGGTAACCCCCAGTGCCGTTGCAGGTTCGATTCCTGCCAGCCCCACTGATCGAAAGCATGCCGACCAACAACTGATGACGCGGCCCTCGCAAGTAGATCACCCACGTACCCCAGTGACCGATACGTAGGAGCTGGGCGAAACGCGGCCAAGAATGGATGCCGGTAACTGAGCAGGCCGGACGCAACCGCAGACTTTGGATGGAGGGGCGATGACGGTCACCTGGTGGGAGGCCGCCGCCCAACGATTCGACCCAGCCCCACCGCCCAAATGGGCGACCCCCGGCGAGATGGCACGGGCCACCAACCCCAAGACCATCCAAACCCCGGCACTCGACCTCATCGACAAGGCCCTGGTCGAAGCGTTCAACACCCCTGACTCACGGCTGATCATCTCCATGGCACCGCAGGAGGGCAAGTCCGTCCGGGTCGCGAACGACTTCCCCATCTGGGCGCTCACCCAGAACCCGGATCTTCGCATCGTCACCGCGTCCTACGCGCAGAACCTCGCCAACCGGAATGGCCGCACCATCCGCAACCGGATCGCGGCCACCCCGGCACTGGATCTCACGATCGCCCGGGACAACGGGTCCGTGTCCGAGTGGTCCCTGTCCGGGCATGAAGGTGGGGTCCTCTCCGTGGGTATCGGAGCTGGTGTGACCGGACGCCCCGCGGATATGATGATCATTGACGACCCGATCAAGGACCGCAAGGAAGCTGACTCGGAGCTGCAGCGGGACACGGTGTGGGACTGGTGGACGGACGCGGCATCGGCCCGTCTCGCCCCCGGTGCCCCCGTCATCCTGATCCTCACCCGCTGGCACGCCGACGACCTTGCCGGCCGCCTGGTCGAACGTGACCCCGAGGCCGGGTGGAAGGTCATCAACATCCCGGCGCAGGCGGACCACCGCCCAGAGAGGGGCGAGACCGACCCCCTCGGCCGCGCCCCGGGTGAGTTTATGATCTCCGCCCGCGGCCGCACCCAACGCCAATGGGAGCTCCGCAAAGCGACCGCCGGCGCCCGCACCTGGGCCAGCCTGTACCAGGGCCGGCCGTCCCCAGAGTCCGGTGGCGTGTTCCCCGCCGAATGGGCACGCTACGACCAGCCCATGTGGATCGAACACGCAGACGGTTCACGCCGCGTCCCTGGCATCGGCCGCGACGACCACGAACTCATCCAGTCCTGGGACCTCACGTTCAAGGACAAGAAAGCCTCCGACTACGTCGTGGGGCAGGTGTGGTTGCGGGTCGGTGTGAACGCCTACCTGCTGGACCAGGTCCGCCGCCGGATGAACTTCACCCAGTCCTGCGACGCCATCAAAACCATGTCGGCTAAGTGGCCGCAGGCGGTCGCGAAGTTCATCGAGGACAAAGCCAACGGCCCGGCCGTGATGAACGCCCTGTCCAAGCAGGTCATGGGCATGATCCCGATAGAACCCGAGGGCTCCAAGT